TGTTCGTGGTATGAAACTCATCATTCCGAAAGAACTTCAATTTGTTGCGGAGCGTGTAATTGCCAGCAACCTGCGTAGCGGTACGGCTGACAATGACATCAACGCAGTTAGGTCCATGGGGATGCTTCCTGAAGGTGCGGTGGTAAACCACTTCCTCACCGACACGGATGCTTTCTTTGTTAAGACTGATGCTCCGAACGGTTTCAAATTCTTTAACCGTTCTCCGCTGAAAACTGCCATGGAAGGCGACTTCGATACGGGTAACATGCGCTTCAAGGCGCGTGAGCGTTACTCGTTCGGTGTTTCTGATTGGCGCTGCGTATTTGGAACAGCGGGCGCTGCATAAGCTTCGCGGTTCTTATTACGACGAAAGGGGCGGCTATTGCCGCCCCTTTTATTTTGGTCTATATTTTTACCGTACATAATGGCGCTCTTGCGCTGGTTCTAAGGAGGAACTTTTATGACTACCACTCATTTTACTAATGGCGTATCTAACCAGACTGTTGGAAACCCGCTTTACGACTACCCGTACCTCGACCCTTTTAAGTTCTATTCGTATGTAAACGATTTTTTCACTTATCACGCTGATGAGTGGACGATTACAACGACTGAGGCAGGCACCGGCAGTGCTACGGAGGCTCTTACGTCTCAGGCTGGTGGCGCTCTTCTTATTACAAACGCCGCTGGCGACGATGACCTCGACTTCTTTAACCTGAAGGGGGAAGCTTTCAAGTTTTCTTCTACGAAGCGTATGTTCTTCAAGGCGAAGTTTAAGGTTAATGATGCCACTCAGTCTGACGTTGTAATGGGATTGACAATCACTGATACAACTCCGCTCGACACAACTGACGGAATCTTTTTCCAAAAGGACGATGGCGATACCAACATCGACTTTCATATTGAGAAGAACAACTCCGCCACGTCAAACTCTGCAATCGGCACCCTTGCCGACGACACGTTTATCACGGTTGCCTTTGCGTATGATCCCAAAGGCAATACTGGCGCAGGCTCCTTTAGCATCTTCATGGATGATGTAAAAGTTGGGGAGCAGAAGACACTGACCAACGTGCCTGATGACGAAGAGCTTACTGTTGCTTTCGGCATTCAGAACGGAGCGGCGGCGGCAAAAACTATGACGCTTGACTTTGTCATCTGTGCGGTCGAACGGTAGAAATTAGTTTGGAGAGGGCACCGCCCTCTCCTTCTCTCTTTTAAGGAGTTTTTTATGGCGTCTGATATTCAATCAGTCCTCGTAGAGGCTGCCACCGCAGATCCTGATGGCATCTCGACGGCGGCAGCCGTTGGCAATAACGCCAATTTAGTCATTGGAGGCGCTTTGGCTGACGGTGGTTCCGTTACTTTTGATGAACCTAGAAACGTCACCATTCTCAGCGCAGCCGACGATTCCGGGATTTCGTTTACGGTAACCGGAACAGACGAGCAAAACGCTGCTCAAACAGAAACCATTTCCGGCGTAGACTCGGACACGGCAACTGGGAGCAAGTTTTTTGCAACGGTCACGCAAATAGCGGCAGTCGGCAACCCTGCGGGTAACGTGAGCGCGGGTTCCGGAACCTCTGTTGCTGCTCCAATGTATCAGGGACGGATGCGCCTTCGGGGTATCTACGCTGTTAACACGGGAACGGCTGGTACGATCACTTTTAGAGAAGGCTCCGGGACGGGTTCTATACGGATGCAGTTTAACACGGTGGCCTCCGCCAATACTACGCAGTACCCGGACATACCTGACGACGGTATCTTGTTTAAAGACGGCGGCTTCGTAACGTACACGCAGACCGCTCTTTCTTCTTTAACGGTGTTCTACGAAGGATAGTATGTTATGGCCGGGTTTCGTTTGGGAGAATTTGGCTTTTCCGGTACTTACTACATTGCGATAGAGGATTCCCCTACCCCGGACATTTTCGTTAAGTTTAGCGGATTTGATTCTCCGGAGCAGGCTGGTGTGTTTATCCACGCTTTAGAGTTTCTTCTAGAAAGTCCTTTGGATTTTGAAGAATTTAACGGGACGCTTCACTGATGGCGCGGAAAAAAGAAAAGCCTATTCGACGCACCACTAAGGGAAAGACTGCAAACTACCGAAAAACCAGTTCGGGTGCCGGAATGACCGAAGCGGGCGTCCGCCGTTATCGAAAAGCTAATCCGGGTTCTAAGCTTAAAACCGCAGTGACTGGTAAAGTTAAAAAAGGTAGTGCCGCTGCTAAGCGACGTAAAAGCTACTGCGCGAGGTCGGCGGGTCAGTTGAAGAAAAGCTCGGCTAAGACGCGAAACGATCCAAACTCGCGCATTCGTCAGGCTCGCCGAAGATGGAAGTGCTAGACTAATGGAAAAAACCATCATTGGCGTTGTCGCGGCGGGTGTGGTAAGCGGCCTGCTTGGGTTCTTTGCGTGGCAGTCTTTAACATTGATTGACGTGGACAAGCGAACAGAACGAACTGCTTTAAAGGTAGATCAAAATTACCACATGATAAAACCCTTGTGGGAGCAGTTTATTGAATCACGTAAGGTTGTGAGGGTAGATGACAAAAGTTCGAACAGGCCCAAGGGCCAGTAAACCTAAGCTAACCTATTTTAGAAAGGGCGGCTCTGTCTCTTCTAAAAGCAAGGGGAGCAAGATTTGCCCTGAAGGAAAAGCATGGGCAAAGCGCACGTTTGATACATACCCGTCGGCTTACGCAAACCTCGCAGCTTCTAAATACTGTAAAGACCCCAACTACGCAAAAAAATCTAAGGGCGGGAAGCGGAAAGGCCGTTAGATGGGTAAATTAAAGGAGTGGTTAGATGAAGATTGGGTTCGGATTGATAGCAGCGGTAAAATCGCGGGTAAGTGCGGGACGTCTAAAGATAAGAAAAACCCTGACCGGTGCTTACCAAGAGCTAAAGCGTCTTCTCTGTCTAAGTCTCAGCGTGCCTCTACGGCTCGTAAGAAAAAGCAGGGCGGTTCTCGCGGCAAAACTGTTGTTTCTAATACAAAAGCTGCAAAAGTTGCACGAGCGGCTGCGGGTGGAGTAGTTGTTGGAGCGCCGTACCGTAAGCTTAACAAAGGCTGCGGCGCGGTAATGTCTAATCGCCGGAAAAGAACGCTATACACTTGACATGTTAGAACAGCAGATAAAACAAGAACTTCGGGAGTGGTCTAGGCATACGCTTGAGTCCCCCTCTCCGTTTTTTAACAACCTTCCAGCCTGTCCGTATGCCAAGAAAGCGTGGGACGAGGACAAAATTGGGTTTGTGTTTAAAACGGAGGACGACAACCTTTCTCTGTACCAGACAATCGCGGGCTTTGACGACCGGTTTGACGTGGTCATGGTCATTGACTTGTCTTATCGAAAAAACCCTGAAGAGTTTGAAGACTTTTTGCACGATCTTAACGAAGCTATTTCGGACGGTATTCTAATACAGCAAGACATTTGGGTTATGGGGTTTCATCCGGACGACGATCCGGACGATTTAATAGACGACGGTTCTTTTTCTCCTTTGGTAGACCAAAAATATGCTATCATTTTTGTGCAACGTTTAAAGGCTTTGCATGAAAGGTCAGAAGCCCTAAAACCCTTGGGTTACTACAACAGGAGTTTTGAATCTTTTGAAAACACGGGTCTATATGCCCACAGAGAAAACTTATACAGGAAATTGAACAATGGCAATGAAACCTCGTAAGAAAAAACCGGTTAAGAAGATGCGCGGCGGCGGAATGGTTAAGAAGATGCGCGGCGGCGGAATGGTCAAAAAAGGGCCGAAGCGTATGCGCGGCGGCGGAATGGTTAAAAAGCGGAAGTAGTTAGGTGACAGTTTCCTCTAGCAAAAACTTCGAACTCGACGTAAACGAGCATATCGAAGAGGCGTTTGAGCGCTGCGGGCTTGAGGCTCGGACAGGTTACGACCTTCGCACTGCGAAACGGTCGCTTAACCTGCTTTTTGCTGAGTGGGCTAACCGCGGCATCAATCGATGGACAATAGAACAGAAAACGGTGGCGCTCGCTAACGGCGTGGCCGACTATCCGGTCGGCACCTTGACCATGACGGTTAATAGCACAACGGGTTTTCAAGACGGTGAAGCCATAACTGGAGGCACTAGCGCGGCCACGGCTTTTATCACGAATGTAAACTCCGCCACAGTTGTCGCGATAACAATCCCCTCCGGAACATTCGCAGCAACCGAGACCATAACAGGGGGCACTACGGGAGCTACCGCCACGGTCTCATCTATTGTTTCGCTAGAAGATGTTCAGGCATCTATAGATATATTATCCGCCGCAATTCGACAAAACAGCGGAGAAAGCAACCAATCCGATCTTCAAATTACTCGGATTGGTCGAGACGCTTACTTAGGCCTCACCAGCAAAAGATCTACCGGTCGCCCTGTTCAGTTTTATGTTGACCGATTGATTACCCCGAAAGTTCGGTTGTGGCCCACACCGGATTCTAGCTCTACGTACGAGCTAGTTTTTGACCGTTTGACGCGTTTAGACGACGCGGACGCGCAGACGAATACGCTAGAGGTGCCCTTTCGGTTTTACCCCTGCGTGTCTGCGGGATTGTCGTACTACCTGTCGATTAAATTTTCTCCAGAAAAAACGAACCTACTCAAGGCCGTTTATGAAGAGGAGATGCAGAGAGCTATGCAGGAAGACCGAGACCGCTCATCCTTTCAAATATCGCCTAGCCACAATTATTTCGGTAGGTAGGTATGGCTAAACACGCAACGGGCAAAAATTCTTACGCCTTATCGGATCGATCTGGTTTTCGGTATCGGTATCAAGACATGCGTCGCGAGTGGACGGGAGCGCTTGTTGGTAAGGACGAATTTGAACCAAAGCACCCTCAACTAGGTCCGTTTAAACAGGTTTCTGACGCCGAAGCTCTTTTTAACCCGCGCCCAGACCGCGTAGAGCCGCTGGTTGTCTTCGCTGGCGCAACAGCTTTTCCATCCGACAGAATGGCTACAAACGCGGTTGGGGGCGTCGGCTTTGTTACGGTGGTGACGGCATGAGTTTTACGTTCGCACAACTAAAAACAGCAATACAGGACTTTGCAGAAAACACGGAGACAAGCTTCGTGACAAACCTGCCCGTTTTTATTCGGGCCGCAGAAGAGCGTATTTTTAAACTTGTTGATCTTGAAAACTTTAGAAAGAACGTCAGCGCCTCTGTGACCACGTCAAATAGGTTTTTGCAGGCTCCGTCAGATTTTTTAGCCTCGTTCTCTTTATCCATTGAAGTATCTAGCTCAAAGAAATTTCTTTTGCAAAAAGACGTGAATTTCTTGCAGGAGTATTGGCCGAACTCTTCTTTAACCGGCGAGCCCGAGTTTTACGCCTTGTTTGATGATTCAAACTTTTTGATAGCGCCGACACCAGACTCCGGGTACTCAGTGGAGCTTCATTATTATTACAGGCCCGCTAGCCTGACCGCCGGAGCGGAATCAGGAACGACGTTCCTGAGCATTAATGCTCCCAACGCTATTTTGTTCGGCTCTTTAGTCGAAGCCTACATATACATGAAAGGTGAGCAGGACGTGCTTGCCATGTATGAAAAACGGTTTGAAGAAGCGTTAATGCGTCTTAAAGATCTTGCAGAAGCGAGAGAGAACAATGACGCGTATCGAAAAGGCTTGCCTAATAAGGAAAGAACATAATGCTTCAAGCAAGTTTAGAGGTTGCACCGGATTACAAGGTTGCGGTCCACACAACGCAGTTTAGGGGCCACACTCCGGAAGAAGTGGCCTCGCGGTGCGCGGACAAGGTTATGCGCGTTTCTATAGATGCTCCTCCTGTTATAAGAGACCAAGCCTTTGCTTTTAAGGAACAGCTAGAGAAGATATTGAGCTTTTATATGCGAGAGGCTATAAATAGTGATAGGACGACAGTTTTTAACGCTTTGAACGATGCAGGCCACCCTGAACTGGCTGAATTAATAAGGAGACTTTGAGATGTCAATCTCTCAAGCAATGTGTACGTCTTTCAAGGTGGAGATCCTGAAAGGTGTGCATAATTTTACGGCGTCTACCGGAAACACCTTCAAGCTGGCGCTTTACACTAGCTCGGCGTCTTTAGGCGCGGCGACCACCGCGTATACAACCTCAAACGAGGTCAGCGGAACGGGGTATACCGCAAAAGGCGGCACCCTAACTTCGGTTACGCCTGTGGCAAGCAGTACAACCGCGATTGGTGACTTTGCAGACCTTACTTTTAGCTCTGCCACCATCACCGCAAACGGGGCCATGATTTTTAACGAAACCGCCACTGGTGACCCTTCCGTTCTTATTTTAGCGTTTGGTGGTGACAAAAGTTCGTCCGCCGGAGACTTTACAATCCAGTTTCCTACGGCAAACGCTACTGACGCCATTATCCGCATAGCCTAGCAGCAAGCTCGCTATGTCTGCACTTACCGGTTGGGGTCGCGCAGGCTGGGGGGAAGGACCGTGGGGTCAGCCCTCACCCCTAGTAGTTAGTGGAGTAGCGGGCACCTCTGCCGTTGGCAACGAAACGGTAATTACTAGCCAAGTTATATCAGTATCTGGAGTAGCGGGCACCTCTGCCGTTGGCAACGAAACGGTAATTACTGACCAAGTTATATCAGTATCTGGAGTAGCGGGCACCTCTGCGGTGGGCAGTCCCCTCGTAGTTATTGGCATTACCGTGGCTGCCACAGGAGTTGCCGGAACGAGCGGGCTTGGCAACGAAACGGTAATTACTGACCAAGTTATATCAGTATCCGGAGTAGCGGGCACCACCGCTGTTGGAACCGTGACCGCAACCGGTAAGGCCCTTGTTCCGCCAACAGGGGTGGAGGCAATAAGCGCTGTTGGAAATGTAACTGTTTGGAGTATAATATCCCCGGATCAGACAGCGACATATAGCGCTATAACACCGGATCAGACAGCTACGTGGAAAGAATTAGCCGCGTAAGAGGATAGAAGAATGGTATCTAGTTATACAGCAAATTCCGGCATAGAAAAACCGGCTACGGGTGACCAGTCCGGTACGTGGGGCGACACCACAAACCTGAACATGGACATTATAGACCGCGCTATTAGTGGCGTGGTCTCTTTGAGCCTAAGCGGAACCACTACAACGCTAACTACTACCGATGGCGCTCTTACAGATGGTATGCATAAGGTTCTTGTGTTAGCCGGAAGCCCGACAGGAACAAACACAATTACGATTGCTCCGAATGATGCTGATAAATTTTATCTGGTCAAAAACGGTAGCGGTCAAAGCGCGGTGTTTAGTCAAGGCACTGGCGCAAATGTTACAATTCCTAATGGCGGCGCAGACATTATTTTTTCAGACGGTGCGGGCAGCGGCGCTGCCGTAACAAGTATTTTTGCCAATTCTCTTTCGTTTGGCAAAGTAAACCTGACTTCGGACACAGCATCTGGAGATGCAGCGGCTCTTGGATATACCGCTGCTGAAGGTTTGATATTGACAGGTCAGGGTTCGACCAATGACGTGACGATTAAGAACGATGCAGATGCAGACGTAATCACGATTGCGACAGGTGGTACTAGCGTTGACATCGTAGGAGATGTAACAGCCGCCACCGTGAACGCGGATGGCGACACTTCCGCTGGCGATAACGCTGCGATGGGGTACACGGCTGCTGAAGGTCTGATCCTTACCGGGCAGGGCAGCACCTCCGATATCACTTTAAAGAACGATGCTGATGGCACGGTGTTCACTGTCCCGACAGGCACCGACGACATTCTGTTTCCGGACAGTGCAAGGGCTATGTTTGGTGCGGGTTCTGACTTAAAAATCTTTCACGACGGAACCCACAGCCATATTGATAATGACGGTGCGGGTGCGTTGTTTATTGCCAGCGACAGCATGTACATTACTAATAGTGACCGCGACGAAAACTTTATTTTGGGCGCAGATAATGGCGCGGTAACGCTTTATTTTGACTCCGCTGCCAAACTTGCG